GAGCCAAGCGTAACAACTACTTGGGGATATGTGTAAAGCCATTGGCAAAGTAGTATTTGCCTATTAGAATAATACAAAAAAGCAAAAGGCAACAATCGCAAGAACTGCCTTAAGATCGAAAGGTTTTGAGGTATGACACTCACGCAATTAAAAACATTAGTTTCAGTTTGGCTAGACGACTTACAATTCGGATATTTTTCCGAGGCACAAGTTACAGTATGGTTAAACAATGCTCAAAGAGAGTGTCAAAAATTACTTTTGCAAGCAGGACAAAATTACTACGCAAAAACAATGGCAACAAGTTTAGTTGCTGATCAAAATGAATATATATTACCGGATGACTTTTTTGACTTGCACAGACTTGCGATTATACAATCAGGAAGTGGCGCTACCGCGACTCAATCGCCCTTGCAGTACATAACACTCAATCAAAGGGATCTAGTCTCAAACCAGTCCGGAGTGCCACAATATTACACAATAGTTAGAAATAGACTAATTTTGTTTCCAGTGCCTAATTCTACTCAAACAATGTTACTGACTTATTCTTATATGGTTGAGGATATGGTGAACGGAATAGATATTCCAGACGTACCACCTGAGTATCATGAATATTTAGCAGTTCTAGCGACGCTTGACGGGTTTTTAAGAGATGGCAGGGATATGGGGCCAATGCTTACAAAGAGAGCATACTACGAGAACATGATGAAACAAGCATCTCAAGAGCGTAACCTTGATGCGCCTAGATCGATTGTTGTTACAGAAAATTCAGCTTACGGATCATATTATTGGTAATTTATGGCATATGAAAAACTAAAATCAGAGAGCTATCAGTTACTAGGGGGGATGAATAACAAGGCATCTCCATACAATAATTCTCCAATGGAATTTAGAGAATTAACTAACATGCAATTTACTGCGCCGGGTGCGATAGATAAGCGCCAAGGTTCAACGCTTTTCTTTCAAGGTAGTAGTACAAAGATTCTAGGCTTATTTGAATATGAGAAGTTAGATGGCTCAAGTTACTTATTATTTAATGATGCTAATGGAGTATATAAAACATCATTAGCGGGAAGCACTTTGCTTGGTGGGTATACTTTACAATCTATTTATCCAACTAATATTCAAGGAACTACTTTCGCTGGAAACATAGGCGGTAAAGCTGATTTTACTTCTTTTGTTGATTGGGTTTTTCTTGGATTAAATGGACAAACAACAACTAGTATTAACAATCCTTATTCATTAAGAAAGACGGACGGTAATACTCTTTTTATTTTTGGTTTACCTAGAGTTCCGCCTTTGTGGGGTACAGCCGCGACATCTATTATTTCTTCAAATGTAATTGGTTTAGCTGGCGGTAGTTTATCGGCGGGTGTTACGGCGGCATTTAAAGTAACTTGTGCTTACATAAATAATCGCGGTTTTATAGGACCCGCTCAATATGATTTATTTGGCACTCTTTTTCAGACTTCTCCTTATCATGAAATTACAATAGACGGATCTGGCACAAATAGCCTTGTTTTTAGCGGTTTAGTTTCGCCGTCTACAAGTGCAAGCTTAACAACAAATACTTATTTTGGCGGTTTAAATGCAAGCTATGCGGCTTTTTACGGTATTTCCTCAATAGGCATTTTTTGCTCATTACCTAATCAAACAACGCCGTTTTATTTAACATCTATTGCATTGAATACTCAAACCTTCGTTATCGACAACTTGACCCAATTAAGTGAAATATCCGCAAACGATTACGGTTATGTAAGTTATGGGGCCCCTAGTATTGGTTATCCAGGCTTTGAAATTAATCAAATGTATCCTAGTAGTTTTACTGAGGTGTTTAATAATCAATTATTTTTAGGTGGTTTTAATGGACCTGATTTAAGTTTAACTGGTGGAGCAAGTGAAGGTAAAAAGTTTTTTGATAAAGATTTAAAAAGTAATATTTTATATTCCACAATTGGAGAGCCTGAAAATATATCTATTACACAAAACATCGAAGTAAGGACAAATGACGGCGATGAAGTAACAGGCCTTAAAGCTTACAATAATGCTTTGGTAATAACTAAAAATAGATCAATTCATCAATTAAATGGGCAAGACCCTGACAACTTTGTCCTCAATCAGGTAACCGATCAATACGGATGCGTAAATAATCGAGCAATGGTTATATTTGAAGATGTTTTATGGATGTTAGATCGCAAGGGCATCATTCAATACAATGGCGCAAATGTCATTATTGCATCTACAAAAATGGATTCTATTTTTGCTAGAATGAATTATAAATATGCACAAAGAGAAGCGTGTGCAACTTATCATAAAGCAATTAATCAAGTGTGGTTTTCTTTTCCTGTAGATAATGCAGAAGAAAATAACATGACAGTGGTATTTGATATTATCACAAAACAATGGACTAAGTTTGAAGGGTTTAAACCTGCGGTAACGACTATTGCTCAAAGTTCTTTATCAATTCCACAAATGTTTTATGGTGGGTATAGCGGAGGGATATTTCATTTCTCTGAAAGCTATATGGTTGATTATGGAGCAAGTGGAATGACATGTTTATTTCAAACTCCGTACTATGCGCCGACAGGACATACTACAGAAAGACAATTTAGAAGGTTTTACTTAGATGTCGATCCTATAACGGGTTCATCAGTACCAATTCAATTAAACTTTTTACCTAACTTTGGAACTACTGTAGGGCATACTGCTCAAATATATCAAAACCCATTTCAATCTAGGATTGATTTTGGAATTCCAGCGAAGAGCTTATCAGTACAGGCTAAATTCTTTTCGGCGACTCATTCACTAAAGGTTAATGGATATACTTTCGAATCAAGATATCAAAGGAATGTGTAATGAAGCTTAAGGCATTTAATCTTTTTAACTTAAAGGATTTAGATCAACTCGCACGATTCACAACAATAATGATGAATGACATTTTACGTGTGGTGAATGGTAATCTAAGTTTTGAAGATAATTTTAATTCTCGCTTTGTTGATGTTTCTTTTACTGCGGCAAACACTGAAGTTTACGTACCTCATACGTTAGGGAGAATCCCTCAAGGGTATATACTTACAAAAACGAATGCTGCCGCGAGTATTTATTCAGGAACTACGGCATTTACAGATGGGGCAATTTATTTAAAATCGTCTGCTATTGCAGAAGTGAGTATATTAATTTTTTAGGAGAATTATACAATGTTAGACAATTTAGGTGAGTGGATAGGAGAAAAGCTTGGTATTAATAAAGCGGTAAAATCTGCTACACCTCAAGTAATTGAGGCAGTAAATACGGTTGCACAAAACAGTCTTCAATTAAATTCAGACACACAGGTATTAAATAAACAACTTAAAGATATTATAGATCGAATTAATTCTGCAAATGAAGCGGCTGCGGCAAAACAAGCGGAAGAAGAAAGGGCAGCGGCAATAGAGGCGGGTAAAGTTAAAAATGAGTTAATTGCTCAAGCTAAAGAATTCGAAGGTAAAAAAGCAGGTATCGGCCAAGGATTGTCGGCTATAGCTGGGGAAGATGCTCGATTACAATTAGGAACTCAAATTAAAGATGTTGCACAGGCGGCTAACCGTCGAGGACTTCTTTATTCTGGTTTAAAAGAAAGTGCAGTAGGACAAACAAGAGATGCAGCACAAGCCGATTTAATGGCTAAGCAGCAAGCTATAAACGAAGATATACAAGCGCAAGCGGATGCTTATAATCAATTAGCTGCACAAGGCACGAAACAAAACCAAGACCAAGTCTTTAGTGGAATGGCTCAAAAACAATCAAATGCGCTAAATTCATATCAACAAGGGTTACAAAATAGGCGCGCAAAACTAATGAGCAATCAAAACACTCGTAGTTTTATTGGCGCCCAACAAAAAGAAAACGACCGATATTCAGATTTTCAAAGTGGCAATTATAATCCTTATGATGGTTTTGATCCACAGGCCGCCTCTTCTATTGGTAATTTAATCGGTACAGCAGGAACTGCAATGTATAATAAAGCAAAGGCTAAGACATGAATAATATAGATATAACAAAACTAACGTCTATTTCGCCCGGTTTTACAGGTGATTCTATTACTCAACAAATATCTCCAGAGGACAAAAAGTTATTAGAGTTAAGACAAAAAAACCTATTAAGACCCAGAGAAGAAATAATGGGTGAGTCTATTGGTAATACTTCAAATACTGCAAGTATTGGGAGTGGTCCAGTTAACCCTAATAATGTCGCTGCATCGGCAATTCGCGCTAGGTCAGAACAAAAGTTTAATTCTGATTTAAACGATATCATACAAAAGCAGCAATATGCCTCATATGGAAAGCGTGCAAAGAATGTTGCGACTGCGTTTGATGAGTCTTCACAGGATTACGATAAAACACTAAAAAGACATGAAATTCAAAATAGACTTAGGCAACAAGCCGGAGAATTGAATCTAGATAATATTCAATTACAAATGCAAGAATACCTAGATGTAAAATATGATAAACTACAAAAAGATCATAACTCTATATCGCAATATATTTTTAATGAGAATATGAGACGAAAAGAAATTGAAGCTCAGAACAGAATATTATCAACAATTTTAGGAACAGCAGGAACGGTAGGCGGGGCTTTAATTGGCGGCGCGCCGGGCGCATTAGCAGGTGGAACAATAGCAGCAAAAGCACCGGATATGGTTCAAAGCTATGATCCAATGTCAGCACCAAGAAGAGGAGACTATTAGCATGTCATTAGAAACAGCGGGAAATATAGCAGCATTATTTGGTGGGGCAGTTAAAGGGTATCAAGACCAAAGTGAGATTGAACTAAAAAAGCAGCAACTAGCGAGAGATGAGGAATTAAAACGCTTACAAATTGAAGCTGGTTTAATGGAAAAAGGACTAATTAAGTCCGCAAATGGCGGTTGGGAATATAGTCCAGAAGAGTTAGATAAAAGAAAATTAGACAGAGATTATAAACAAGCACAAATTGGAGCTACTGAAGCACTTGCGGAATATAGAAAAACTGGCGGTAATGATTTAAAATCTGCTCAAGCTGGTTTTGAAAAAGACCCATTAGGCAACTTGGTTGAATCAGATTATTTAAAAAGAAAAAGACAGCTAGAATTAGATTATCAGGCAGCACAAGCTAAAAAATCTTTAGGGTTAGTTAATGTACCCGAGGCCGCATCTGTAGAGGCCAAAAATAAAGTGGAGGCCGACTTAAAATCTGCTGAACTTTTAGAGAAGGGATTTACGTTATTACCCGATGGCAAATGGCTTGCGCCGGATGAGTCTAAAAAACCTTGGAATAAAGAAGAACAAGACGTTAGAAAATATTATCGTGAAGAATTGGGCGTGGAGTTTAATCCTAGGACAGGCAAAAAAGAAAAAATTGAGGGATGGAGACCGAAAAAAGAAAATAAACCTAAAGAAAAAACAATCATTGAAGACACCATGGAAAGGGAAATCGCTAAAAAAGTAGCGGTTCAAGCCACTATTCATAGCCAAATAATGCCAGTTATAAAAACATTTGAAGACCCGAATATTAGCGAGAAGCAAAAAATTGCAGCTGGTGACACTATTGCTAAATCAATTAATTCATCTGCTGGTAGTTGGGATGCCGTAACTGGTGGCGAAGCTGAGAGGGCGTTAGGGCAATTAGATATTTTACCAAATAAACACAAATTAAAATTTGGAGCAGATACGCAAGAGTTTTTAAAATCTATAAAAAATCTAAATAAGCGTATTGCTAATACAATAAGTTCTAATGAACGAATATTAAAAGGAGTGAGAAGCGGAGTGGGAGTTAGTGGACTTATTGAAAAAGATAATATTCCAGTGCCGCCAGATAAAAAAGAAAATGAACCCCCGGTAATGAGTACTGATAAAGTCATTAGAGCTAAGTCTGTTTTAAGTGACCCCAAGGCGACTGAAAAAGCTAAACTAGGGGCTAGAAAATACTTAAATCAATTAGGAGTTAAATAATGGCTACAAAAAAAGTAACCCCTAAAAAAGTTGAGCCGGACTATTCAGAGTTTGAGGCCATAGCTGATGAGCCGGATTATTCAGAGTTTGAAGCGATGGCCGATGATGATAATATATTAATGCAATCAGTTAAAGATACTTATACAGGACTCAAGACGGTTGGTGGTTGGGGTTTAGAGGGTTTAAAGTATGCGGCTGAAAAAAAAGAAAAGTATTTAGATGCGCCATTTAGACAAACGATTAGCGATACGATTGAAGGCAAGCCAATTACTGGTTTAATTTCTGGGTTAAAGCAAATAGGAGGCGACCCAAAACAAGCACCTACAGGCGCGCAGATAGCTTCTCAACTAGGGGTTAAAGACCAAACTCCTTTAGTTAATCCAGAAGGAACTACAGCCGGACTTTTAAAAGAGTATAACATTCCGTTACCCACTAAACAAAATATTGCGGGCCTAGGGGTAGAATTTGCGGCTGATCCATTATTCTTTGGTAAGCCAATAACAGGCGCAATTAAAACGGTTGGTGGTATAACTAAGGGATTAATTAAAGGGGCTTCAAAAGTAGGCGACCTTGCTTTAGGTGAAGGTGTTATTTCAAGACCTGTAGAGGCTACGGGTAGAATCTTTAATGCCGCTATTGGTGAGGGATTTAACCCAATAAAAACTGAATATGCAGATAAAATGATTAATACAGCCAAAAGTATTGGAATACCCGAGGAAGAATTATCGGCGGCTACTAAGTATGGTCCTGAAAGTTTATTATCTCAAACTGAACGGGCAACAATGCAATCACCGGCTGGTAAAGATATAGTAAAAACACACCAACAAACAAATAGTAAAATTACAAAAGCCATTTATGAAGAAATTGATGATATTGCGCCACCAACAAAAAAATCTGAGGTTGGTGAGATCATTAGATACACGGTAAAAGATGCTCAAGATAAATTATTAAAAGATGTAGAAGGCGCTACGATGGCACAAGCTAGTAAAAAAGCGCCGTTAAGTAGTTTAAAAATAACAGAGCCTAAAAAACCTACTGTTTTTGAAGAAATGAAAGCCTGGATAACAAATAAACCAATTAAAAAGGAGTTACCAAAAAGACCTTATTTAGAATTAGACACAAAAGCCACAACTCCTTTGCAGCAAAGCTTAAGTGCTTCTAAAAAGCTTATTAATGATGAGCTAGTAAGTGGAAGAAGTACGCTTGCTGCGGGTGAAATTTCAGAATTAGACAAGGTGGTAAAAATAGCCGAAAAAGCACAAAACTATGACGACGCAGTAAAAGCGTTAAAACAAATTGGCAAGGTAGCTTTTGATGATATTCCAAAGGCTACAAGACTAGGTCAAGTCTCAGCACCTAAAGAAGAAGTAATGAAACTATACTTTGGACTACAAGATGCAATTATAGGCACCATAAGGAGTAAAATATCGCCTGAACTAGCTGATAGTGTTGTAAAAAACAATATTATGATGACAAGTTTTTTCAGAGATAGAAACTTGTTTATGGATGTTTTAGAAAATGCAAAAGTAGATGGCGAAGCTGTTTTCAATAAACTTGTTGGGCCTGGTAAGTCTCAAAATATAAAGGCATTAAAAAACATACTCCCTGACGAAACATTTAATGAGTTATCATCTACCTATATTAATTCACTTATTAAGAAAAACGCTACGGGCGAATTACTTTATGCTTCGACGTTAAAAAATATAGAATCTAAAAAAGATTTTCTTTTGAACTTTATACCAGAGAAAAAATTAGAAAAATTAATAAATACTTTAGAGCTAGGAGTAAGACAGGGGGCTGATAAACTTAACACTTCTGGAACTCAGATTTCTGAAATGATTAACAAAGGACTTGCCGGCCTACTTACAGCCGGAAGAACTCGCACGGGTTATGAGATGTTAAAAAAACGGGCAGCAAAAGAGAGTGGTGCTGCTACTCCCATAATTGGAAAGGGTGGTTATATAGGACCACAGGCACCAAGTAGATTTGAAAATAGCGTTAGAGCGGCGGGATTAATAAACAGGTATAATCAACAAAAGGAGAGAGAATAAAATGGAACTATCAGAACTAATTAAAGAGAGAAGACTAGCGTCGGCAAAGGCAGCACCAAAAGATGAGGAGACTGTTTTTGAGAAGGTGTCGAGTAAATATAAAGAAAAGACACCTGAATTAACTAAAGAAGCGTCGATGAAAAAAACAAAAATTAAGCCGGATGTAACAGATGAAGCGTTGAAAGCTATTTCAGCGAGACAAAAAGCTAAGATGTCGGATTATCCAGAAGATGTGGACATGGAAGATAAACCTAAAAGCTTTCGTGATTTAGATGAGAGAGTAATTAAGCGATTAGAAGAAAGAGAAGAGGAAGCGGATATTTTAAGAGGTAAAGGAATACCGGAATGGAAGATTCAACAAAGATTAGAGATGCGTGAAGAGTAGTTTATGAATAAATTTGCCAATATTTCCAACAGTGAAGGATTACTAAAGATATATACGGGCAATAGTTCCTTGGCTGATATGCTTCGAAAAAAGCTAAAGAAAATGGCAGAGAATCGAGGCATCGAAGTGAAAGACAAGCCAGAGGAGAAGGTTAATGGAACTAATAAGCGCTAAAATAGTATTTGAAGTATTGTTATCGTGTCTTGGGACTTTGTGTGTGTTTTTCTTTAATCGCATAAGTAAGGATATTGGTCGCATGACTGATTCGGTAGAGCAATTGAATGTTAAGGTTGCAGTTGTGTGCGAAAAAATAGAAAATCATGATAATCGAATAAAAGCGATTGAAAGGAAAATGTAATGTTAGATTGGATATTAGGTTTTGCTGTTAGTTTGATGAGTTCGCATCCAGTATTTGGAACTATCTTAATGGTAATGTCACTACTTCGAGTGGTGTTTAAGCCTATGATGGGAATTATCGATGCTTACACTAAATGGAGTGAGAACAAGACAGATGATAAATTGTTCGCTGATTTTATCGCCTCTCCATTTTATACTACTTTTGTTTACATTTTAGATTATTTTGCATCTATTAAAATTAAAAAATGACACGAGACGAAGTTAAACAAAGTATAATTGAGCAATGCTTAGAGCTAGGTGTTGATGAAACCTTGGCTTTGAGTATTGCTCGCATAGAATCAGGTTATAACGCATACGCAATTAGATATGAGCCTAATTTTAGGTATTCATTAGCGATTGAGACATACGCTAAGCAAAACATATTATCTTACGATACAGAAAAAGCACTACAATCGATGAGCATAGGTCCTATGCAAGTGATGGGGCTAATAATTAGAGAACAAGGCTACAAAGGCAATCTTGCTGAGGTAATAGCGAACCCAAAACTTGGCATCAAATATGGATTAATGAAACTTAAGTCGTTGTGTAATCGTTATGAGAATGAGGACCACGTTATATCTGCTTACAACGCGGGTAGTGTTAGAAAGATAAATGGCAAATTTAGTAATCAAGCGTATGTCGACAAAATGAAGGTTCATTTAAATAAGTTACGAAACAACCTTTAATCGATGAATTTCTTTTTTCTGTTATTACATTGAGTGCAAAACTTAGTTTGTAAAACAGTTTGCATGAACATTCTATCACAGCCAGGACATTTTGTTTTCCTACAATCAACACAATATCCAGTGGCATTATATCCTATTTCTTTTTTACATTTCATGCAGTTTGTTTTGTATTGAGTTTTGCTTCGTGGCATTAAAGAAGTGTCACAGAGTTATTCTTCTTTCTCAAGTGAAATTCTAGCGAGCACCCCACACCACTCCATATCGTCTTTCATTTGATTACTAATGGGTCCTGTGTAGTTTGTGCCGGGCAATACAAACACAAACACTCTATGCTGATCGTAATCGCTTGTGTAATCACCTAGTTTTAATTCGACCATTCGTAATAAATCAGCGAGAGCGTATTTTTCTAAGTTTTCAGCTTCTTCAAATATGTTTTTTTTATCGTCGTCTGAATGGTCTGTTAAGATGTAGCCATTATCGACTTTTTCTATTGTTAGTTTCATCTTTAAACCCTTGAATGTTTATAACCACCATTGATTAAAAAATCTTTAACTATACCTGAAAAAGCATCGGCGGCATCTGATTCAAAGTGCTCATAACAGTAAAAATCTATATATGTCAAAATCGCCAGCATTTCTTTATGCTCTTCAATTATCTCGTATATTGAAAAATCTAATTCTTCTGTAAACTCTTTTTTAAACTCTTCAAAACTTTTCATAATTTTTGGCTGGGGAGGTAAGAATCGAACTTACTACCGTCTAGTTAACAGCCAGATGCTCTGCCAATTGAGCTACTCCCCAATACTCCTTTTAAATTCCTAAAAACTCTCTTGTTATAAAACCAATGAACAATGTCAAACCAAGTATAAAAACGATTGCCAATATACCACCTATTATTTCCTTTATGTTTTTTTGTTGAAAATAAACATCATAAATATGAAGAAATACACCTAGAGTTGTTGAAGCAATAAAACCCACTAAAAAAGTGAATAAAAAGTATTTCATTTCACTCTCGGTTTACAATTACAGCTTTCATTCAAACAAACAATACAACTCACACCAAACCCTTGAGTGAGAATATTAAATATAATCTCACTTGGAGTTGAACGTGGCTTTACTTCTCTTAAATGTTTATTCATATCTAATATCGCATCATCAATAACGTGCATGATGTCTTGTTTTTCAAGGTTGGCCATAAATCCTATTTTGTTGTTCTATTATTTTTTTTGTTGCTTCGTGTGAGTAATCTATATTTTTACAAGTACCACAAGCCATTAGACTAGTCTTAATTCTTTTAATCTTAGGACTAGCATGAATAGATTTAAATCGATTATCAGCAACCGAGATGCTTACCTCTTGAAGCTTAAAATTAGTGTCGCCACAGCGAGAGCATTCTTTCATCCAGAAATCCAAAACTTCCACCATTTGCGCTTGTAAATATTGCAAGATTTTCTATCTTGTCTTACGTTAAAGCAGTCTTTTACGTTTCTATAAAATAACTCTTTTGAAATATGACATGAAAAAGTTTCTACGTTATAATAACAAAGAAAACTTGTTCTGTTTTCATATTTATTCACTCTATTAAAACTACAATCAACACAGTAATTTTCTTTCATTTCAATAACCTTTGCAAACAAAATCCCGCACTAAATGCACTTAGTAACAAAATAAAACCAGTGCCGAAGCTTACATTATGTTTATTCGCAACTAAACAAAACATTATCAAATTTAATACTGTAAAAACTTTATCAAACATCATTCCTCAACCTCAATTTCGTGTGGGATTGTTTTTAATATTTCACGACAAGAATTCGCAAAAATAAAAGCACGTTCGCTTTCGTAAAGTTGTGACGTTATGTAGACGTTTTTGCCTTCATCAATATGATAAACAAACTGATACATAGTTTTCTTCTTTTTCACCTTAGGAAGTGGCTCAAGTTCCCAGTCGTTTGCGAAAACATGCTCAAAGCATAAACAGTATCCGTCTTTATAACTTAAAAGTTCTACATCTAATAGAGCATATTTCGCCCAGTCTTTTCTCTTTATTTTTCGCCATTTTAAAATTTCATCTTTCAATTCAAATAGTGTTGCCATCTTAATACTCTCTTATGGGTATTTTATTAAAATCACGAAAAGACATTTCTCCAATAGCCGCTTTTGTTTCCTCGTCGATCATAGCTTCTATTTTTTCGATTAATTGTTGCTTGTTCATTTTGTAGCATCTTTTAAATCGATCATTGGCATTGAGCCATTACCGAGAATTATTTTAGGTAAAGCGCCATCCCATTTCTTAGCAATTTCATAACTTATCAAAGACTTATTAGTAGAAAGTGCTTGTGATTTAATTCGCATAGATTCCGCATCTGCTTTTGCAGTTAAAACACTTTGTTCAGCTTCTTCTCTTACTCTTACTGTAATATTTTTTGATTCTTGTGCTTTTTGAACAGCAACAACTTTTGCCTCAACTGCTTTTTCATATTCATCAGCAAAATCTAAGTTCACAAAATCAAGTCTAGTCACATTAATAAATCTTGATTTAAGAGCATCTTTCAGTGCTCGTTCTGTAGCTTGTTTAGCAGCTTCTCTTTTAGAGACTAAATCATCAGCAGCGTATTGCCCGATAGAGTCTTTTAAACTTCCAAGTACGGATGGGTTAATTAACTTGTCGGCGTAATTATTTCCAAACTGAATGTACAAAGAATCAATTTTAATTGGGTCTGGGTAATAAGTTACAGCATACTTAATTGAAACGCTCTGCGTGTCTTTTGTGAATGCCGTTGTCTCACCTTCTACGATCTCCTCTCTCACTGATAATTCACTAATACTTGAGGAGATTGGATTATAGAAATAAATACCGGGAGTCATAGGCTCACCTTCAACCTTTCCCCAAACTTTTTTTAATCCTCTATGGCCCTCATCAATTTGCTCAACACCACAAGCAGATGTAATTATTAAAATTGCAATTAGTACTATATTTCTCATTTTCTTTTCCTTTCAATAAATAACAAAACTCTATGAATAATAAATCCTGTTAAAATAATCCACGCTATCGCTATAAAAGCAGTCATAACACTCCAAAATAAAAAAGGGCTGGCTCCGTAAAATCAACCAGAGCCATAGCCATAGCCAGAGCCATCGCCATAGCCATAGCCATCACCAGAGCCATCGCCATAGCCATCGCCATCGCCAGAGCCAGAGCCAGAGCCAGAGCCATCGCCATAGCCAGAGCCAGAGCCAGAGCCATATCTAGAGCCATCACCATAGCCATAATTATAGCTATCAACAGAGCAAATCTCTACTCTCTCCATACCGGAACGCTCTCAATAGTTTTTTTAGCTTTTTCAGTTACGGATAAAATTTCTATTGCCTCAGTTAAAATAACTTTTGAAACAGACTCGGGAAACTTACACTCATTGGGTTTTGATGTTCCGCTTTCTGCTAACTGAGACAATGAAGCAGCACCAAACCATTTCCAAATTCGCCGAGCATCTTTTAATTCAACTTCCTTGCCTTCGCGTTTAACTAAAAAACCGGCGAAAACTCCCGCTGAATAAGTTCTTACTATAACGTAAGGTAATTCATTAGTATTTTTTTCTTTCGTATAAACTTCGCCATTAATAACTAATTTTTCTTCCATTTACTATTCTCCAAAATAAAAAAGGGCTGGCTCCGTAAAATCAACCAGAGCCATAGCCAGAGCCAGAGCCAGATCCATAGCCAGAGCCATAGCCATTGCCATAGCCAGAGCCATAGCCATAACCATCGCCATAGCCAGAGCCATAGCCAGAGCCATCGCCATAGCCATAGCCATAGCCATCGCCAGAGCCAGAGCCAGATCCATAGCCAGAGCCATAGCCATTGCCATAGCCAGAGCCATAGCCAGAGCCATCACCATAGCCATTGCCAGAGCTATAATTTATTGTTTCCATACCGGAACGCTCTCAATAGTTTTTTTAGCTTTTTCAGTAACCGATAGTATTTCTATTGCCTCAGTTAAAATAACTTTTGAAACAGACTCGGGAAATTTGCACTCATTGGGTTTTGATGTTCCGCTTTCTGCTAACTGAGACAATGAAGCAGCACCAAACCATTGCCAAATTCGCCGAGCATCTTTTAATTCAACTTCCTTGCCTTCGCGTTTAACTAAAAAACCTGCAAACACACCTGCGGAGTAAGTTCTAACAATAACATAAGGTAGATCACTACGGTTTTTTTCTTGAACATACGTAACACCATTAATAACTAATTTTTCTTCCATTTACTATTCTCCAAAATAAAAAAGGGCTGGCTCCGCAAAACCAACCCTTCATTAATTCATACAACATTGAGGGTTAACATGAATTAAAGTCTAATTAAAATGAAC